ATGAAGTTTGGAATGCGTAAACCAAGTTTAAAGAAGCGTATAGCAGCTAGGACAAGCCTAAAAAGACAGTTAGTACATCGAGCTGGATTGAAGATGCCAAGAGGTTGGGGGTGGCTCAGAAATCCTAAGAAGTATGCTTATAATAAAGTTTATAACAGAACTACGTTTGATATATTTAAGGTGATTGGTAAGTTGTTTAAATAACAATAACCCTCTAGGACTTCCTAGGGGTTTTTCTGTGTATAAATGATTTAACGCTCCGTTACACCTACAAATTGTAACGAAAGAGATTATATTTCTTCCCTATCATAATTAAAAAAGAAAATATTTTTTTAAAAATATACAAAATACACCATAATTAATTACATATTTTTCAATTTATGTTTTGTTTTATGAAAATTAATCTCGTATAATGCAAATGTGTCGGCCGACATAGCTAATATTCTTACAACATTTTTTATTCGTTATTCTTACATACACTCATAAAGGAGGTAAGCACTTTTCTCTTTCTATACAGATAGAGTAGGAGTGTTAGACAAATGAACCTAAAGAAAATAGGACTATTCGCTTTAGCGATGATTATGACCTTGTTTAGTTTTCAGACGTATTCGTTAGCAGCCGAAGAAATGGATTGGGTAAAAAAAGCACCAATGCCGACGGCTAGATACATTGTTGGCAGCATAGTGTACGATGATAAAATTTATGTATATGGGGGAACTTCTGGACATAGTTCCTTGGCTAATCTTGAAGTATATGATTCAGCAAAAGATGAGTGGGAAACGTTAGCTAGTTCTTCCCATGCTAGAGGCTCTATGGGGTTTGTAGAAAACAAAGGAAAATTTTATGCCATCGGGGGAGATGGTTCTGGACCTACTAACATTGTCGAAGTGTTTGACCCTGTTTCAAATAACTGGACATCAGCAGCCTCTATACCAACAGCTCTTCGTTTTATTAAGGCTGTTTCTTTAGATAATACTATCTATACTTTTGGTGGAGTACATAAAGGAGATGAATATACTAATTTAGTTTACTCATTTAATCCTGAAACGAATTCTTGGGTATCTAAAAAACCGATGCCTTTTAAAGGAAACTCTGTACCATTCATTAAAAACAATTCAATATACGTGATTCACAATGATTTTGATACACATAAAATTACTATTTATCTTTATAGCCATTTACAAGATACGTGGACACAAGTGGATCAATTCTCACTAGATATCGGAATAGTTGAGAGTGCATTAAATTTTGATGAAAAGATTTTCTTTACCACTGCAGATACATTGTCCCATTATGATTTGAGTACAAAAAAATTAGAAACAATCAATGTTACCCGATTAAATAGAAGTGGCTGTGCTTATGGCATTGTAAACGGTAAACTGTATGTTATTGGAGGTTCATACCATGCAGGCGAACATGCAACTGGTCCTACTTCAGATGTAGTAGAATTAAATCTTTCTGATCTAGTTAATCCTAACCCAGACCCGAATCCAGATCCAGACCCGAATCCCGATCCTAAACCAGATCCAGACCCGAATCCGAATCCAACTGGAAACGCCCTCTTAGTTATTTACATGGATAGTGGCTTAATCAAAGAATATGAAATGACAAATGAAGAAATCAGAAACTTTACCGAATGGTATGAAGGTAGAGCTAAAGGAAACGGTAAAGAAGCATACATCGTGAATAAGAAATACAACATCGGACCTTTTAATTCTAGAAAAGACTTCATTAGCTATAGTCATATTGAAAGCTTTGAAGTTCAAGAATACAGTAGATAATAAGACACCCCTTCCAACATACGGAAGGGGTTTTCGTGTTTTTTAAGGTGTTTGGTGAGTTGTTTAAATAAATTGTAATTAAGTAAAGGTCACATCTCATCTACAAAGTAGCCTTCGCAAGAACTGAGGTTCCTTTGTAGGTTTGTCATTAAATAATTGAAGATCTTTTGATCAGAGTATTAAAAACCTTATTACTCACATCGTTTAGGAAGCAACGATCTTTGTCTTTTCCAATTCAACGATAATATTATTTGCCTCAACATACTTATTAAAGATTTCTTTTTCATTTCCGTTAAGCACCACAGATTGGTAAATTAGTTCTTCATCAGCATTATAATGATAAACATCAATAATTTGAAGATCATAGGCAGTTGTTGTTTTTATCTCTAATAATATCCCACCAGAAGGAGTTTGTTTAATCTGATAATCATTTCCGTTTTTTATAGCCTCTTGAATTAGAGTCTTAATCTCGGGACCTTTATACATGAGCAACTCAACAACATCCTTAACAGGATTTATAATCATGCATTTCCCAACCTTTCTATCTTTTGTTTTAGAGCTAACAGTACTTCTGGAAGACTTTTTCTTGCAATATTAAAATCATATGTCTCCCACTCTTCGATACCTCTTTTAATCTTTTGTTTAAGTGAAAAGTTAATACTCTTTATAATATAAGCAATATTATCCTTCGAATTTTTTAGGAATGTGTTTGTAGTTCTGGTAGGTAACTCCACACCTCTCGGATCAAGACCAGTAGTTTCAAACAATTTATCCACTTGATCAAGAATATCTTTTTGGTGTAGGCTATGCAATTCCTCTCTGATAAGTTCATCACGTAATTTCTGGCGTTTTTCTGTAATAGCTTGGTCCAGCTTTGCTTGTTGTAATTTCTTATAATCTTGAATTTCCTCATCGCTATGCCCAAGCTCTTTCATAGACTCTACGAATTTTTCAATTCTAGTTTGATGAGCATTTATTTCTGTTACAATAGCATTACCATATGATTTGTCTATACCATCAGACAGGAATTCTTTAGTAGAACGAATTACCATTCCCGAAGTACTAACTTCTCCAACATCCCGACTTCGCGACTCTGGAATCTCATATTTTTCAATTATTCTCCGTCTCTTACCTTTTAATTCCTCTCCGGAATAATAATTCCACAATTCATCTAAATCAAGTTCTTTATGAAATATTACATGAGCAATATTATCAATCAAATCATTTGAATTTGCAATTTTCCGAAGAGCTCTTCCTATGAATTGAGCATATGGAGATAGGGTTCTGAACGGCCTGAAAATTGCAGCTATACTGATATTAGCATGATCAAATCCTTCTCCTAACATATTAACGTTAACGAGTACATCAATTTGTCCTTTCTTATATTCAATAATCGCATCTACCGCTTCTTCTGGTTGATCACTAGTTACTACTGCTGCCGACAAACCTTTTTGTTCATATAAGTATTTAATTTCCCTGGCATGATCAATACTACAAGCTACTGCAATTATTTGATGATGAGCTTTCCCAAGTTTTCTCTTCTCATTTAATCGCTTAATACTCATTTCGACGATCGTTTCACTACATTGTTTTGAGTAGGCAATCGAACGGGTTACCCAAGTCTTGTCCATTAAATCTAAAGCCGTCTCCTTATTAACTACTTTTCCATCGACAATAAACTCTAATTTCTCGGTTGTGTAATCCTCCGACACTATGTTTTTTACTAGACCATTACTAATAGCATCTGACAATTCGTATTTATAAACAATTTCACCATCTAATTCTTTTTCATCAGCTCTATAGGGAGTAGCTGTTAATTTTATTATTTTCTTTGCTTTAAAATGTTCTAGAGTTTTAAGCCATGATTCGGCCGCTGAATGATGCGCTTCATCGATGATAATCATATCGAAGAAATCTTCATCAAGTATATTTACCAATGCCTTTCTCGATTTTGTACTGTAAACCTTATGGATATTTGCGATTACAATATCTGCTTTATTTAAGAGATTAAGTACCCTTCTTTTATCATTAGTGTTTGAATAACCAGCATATCTATAGACACCAGGTAGTTTCTCTTCATCTAGTATTACTTTTCTTTCGGACCAAAAGTTAAAAGAAGTGCGTGTATCAAAAGTATCAGAAATTCCTTCTCTTATAACAAGGTTAGGTGTTATAACTAAAACTCTTCCTTCACTAATCCCAAATGGGGCGATGGCAATCAATCCGGTTTTCCCGGTACCAGTAGGTAAAACAACAAATTTATGTGTATTTGTTGTTTGTTTAAATGCTTCTTTCAGCTTTATGTATGCGTGTCGTTGTGGTAGACGTAACTCTTCATTACCCATAATAAAAGCACTTGTTTCTGTAAAGTAGCCCATGTTTAACTCCTTATCTTAATAAAATAGGTATTTTGAACTGCATTGTATGTAACCTAATAACTAGTATAAAGAGTTAACATTGAAATTTATGTCAAATTATGTCGATAACTTATCTTTTAATAGATTAATTATGTTTTTATAACGATTTACTATCATTTTAACTGACAACATATAATTCCTATCTTGATTATAAAGCAACCTTCCCCTGAATTAAATCCAAAAGAAGGCTGCTGTTTATTACTATTTTTGATTTTGATTTTGCTTTTCCTGCCCACTCGCATCCCTTAACTCATCCGCCAATTGCCCAATCCTCACAGCCTCATCCTTCATTCCCATTTGATTGTAAAAAGCCCATTGTCCTTGTAAATGGCTAATAATTTCGTTCGCTACCTCTGGTTTCATTTGAACCTCTCCTTTTGATTTAATTAATGCTACAAAGTCTCTCCAGCCATTAGGACGAGCCCTTAAAACGTGAGGGCAGTTCTTCCCACTCCAATCCCAATGTTGCTTAACTCTATCAATTCCAAGATTAAACTGCTTGAGCAGATCAGCAGCCAGTTGAGCAGCTAAGTCCTCTGCTTTTCGAATATCTCCATCACTATTCTCGCAAATCTCAATCCCAATAGATGATGAATTGCCTGGCCCATTACCATCACCACAATGCCAAGCCATTTCATCCAACGGTAAATGCTGAATGATGCGCTTATCATCTACAGTAAAATGCCAAGATGCTTGTCTTTGTGAAGCCGCATCACCTTTGATGTATTTAGCATGAGAAAGAGCATCAGCGCCTTTTCCTGCATTGCCTGTATTATGAATCGTGATGTATTTCGGAATCATTTTACGCCCCGGACGGTTCTTTCGCCCTGCTGGAACAAAATCTTGGATAGTCTGCATCACTCTACATCTCCCTTCTGAAACGAATTTTTCACGCCTGAATGAATCCCGATAGCAGCCGTTGCCTCAATAAAAGCCATCTTGCCAGCTTCTAGTAAATCTCCCCCGAACAATAAAGCGTTGATTGCATTATAGGCTACTGCCATCACAACAATAGCTAAAGGAATGTAATCATTTGGGAACCAACTCCGTGTTTTCAACCATGCTCCTGACGCCATTACTACTGCAATAACTAAACCAATTTCTATCATCATTAGCCCACCTTTTCTTTTAGTTCTTCTAATTCGTTTTCTAAGCCGTTTAGACTGCGCTCGATTTGTTGCAATGTACCTGTGTTTCGTTCCAGTTGGATTACCATTCGTTCGTTATGCTCCATAAGCTTTGCTTCACGTGCTTCGGCTTGTTTTACCAATCTTGTTTCCCGTTCCCTTCCTTCTTTTTTTGTGGAAAACAATAGCCATACAAATAGAACCGCAAATGGTCCCTGTGCCAACATTGCATTAAAAATCCCTTCCTCCATGCTCTCCCTCTCCTTACCACCCCCTAGGGGTAAATAAAATAGGGAGCCGAAGCTCCCATTAAAAAACGCCCTCTCCTGATTGGAAAAGGCGTTAGAAATCTATACCTGTAATCTCTTTGTATTCTTCAGGTGTTATGTCACCGTATGGATTTTGCTCTGTTTTTACAGCAAGACGAAGCCTCTCAGCCGTTACCCATTTCTGTTGATACGCTACTCTCCAAAAGTCCATTATTCTCCACTCCCTTTCGATTGAATGAATTCCAGTTTTAAACTAGCAAGCTCACGTCCAAACATTTGCATTAAAGTGTCTTTTTGAGCCAATTCAAGCTTGGTTTCAGCAAGCTCCTGACCAAGCGTTGCAATAGGCATCTTCGCATCTTCTTTATCTTTTTCGATCTGTGATAGTGGCTTGGGATTTTGTATGATGACTGTCAATCAAATGCACCCCCGAATCCTTTAAATGATATTGGGCTTACTGCCTCGCCTTTTTCGATACGGAATCGAATGTCAATTCCCCACTCTGCTGCTGTTTTTGTTTCGTTAGCAAATAGATATCCGCGTCCTAACCTAACTACCATTGTGCAATCTTCCCATGTAGGAGACTCGTCATAAGCATTATTACATGTCTCGACTTTGATAGTAGCACCAGGAGGGATAACCCAATCTGGGCTAATTAAAACACGTTTAGCAGCTATATCAGTAGTAAATGGCGTTGGTAAGCCATCGTAAATAATCTTGTCTACAAATCTAGTAAGAGTATACGTTCTGCTAGACATCATACCTTGGCTGTCGGTTGCTTGTATGGTAAGGGTATGAGTAATATCAGGTTGTACAGTTAACCAAGTTTGAAAAGGTACTGTAAGAGTTTCTTTGCGACCTTCTACACCGTTGTATTTTCTAAGCATCTTACCGTTTAACAACTCAGTAATAGTAAAAGTATCACCTTCTAGATCAGTGATACTGTATTCAACTGATGGAAGGTTTTCCATAATTCCTAAATTGCCATTCTGCCCACTGATAATAGGCGGTCGATTGTGAATGACTCGGAACTTGCGCGTCATCTCGGTGGATTTGCCGCCTTGGTCGTCCTCTGCCCAGATGGTTAGAGTATGATCAGTGTTTTCTGCTAGGTCAGAACCTGTTATATCGGTTATCCCATCATAAAGACGCTTGCTCTTATATGTTAGCGTTTTGGCAAAAGAAATAGGCGTGCTACCGTTGGATACTCCGGATTGCAACGCCCTTGTGGTGCCGTTGTTGATGCGGTATTTTATTGTGACTACGTTGTCTTTGTCGGTGTCGGAGGCGGTGCCTTGGATGTTTAACGTAGCGTTTTCGGTTAGGGTTTGGTTGTCGACTGGAGACGCGAGTGCTAGAGTAGGCGCTTGGTTTAAAACTTCGAGTACAGGGCGCCAACCATCCCAATCAACTCTACTATAACTAAAGCCATTACTCCAAAATCTAGCCGAACGATCACCGCGACGAGCCTTTCCGCCTACAGAAGCGTCTTCTTGCCCCCATGAGTAAATAGCCATCCAATTCCAAAACATGTTGTGAGGGCTGTATTTGTCTGTACTGCCTAATGGTAAATCATCAAGATCGGATTCTACAGGTGACGGAATTCCACTTATTGCATCCTCATTAGTAATAAACCGATCCCATTCATTATCTTTTGGTAATCCTCCTTCTCTGGGATGTCCACGGTAGCTAGACCCAACAGTTAATACCCTTAGCTTAAACTGCCGACCATCAATTGTTACTGTCTTTCCGAATATACGATTATCACTATTGAGATCGTCCCATGTGATAGCGGTAAGAATTACTCTATCACAGATAAGTAACGTCTTACTTCCATCTATGATCTTGTGCCAATGTAATTGATTATCAAGATTAGCATCAGAATCACCGATATTCCAATTCGAAATAACTGAGTCTGTTCTAAAATCAGCAATATTACCGTTACCAGCCCCCTCGTACGGTTCACCGTATTGCCAAGGTCGTGTCGGTCTGGGGATTACAGTCGTTTTATTTCGCAGTGTCCCCAGATAAACAGAACCACCATAAGTTGCCATCTACAATACCACCAGCCTTTTATTAGCCTCGTCATACCATCCAGCAGATACCTTCATTTTGCTCAGGTCTTGGAAGTTGACAAAGAAAATATTGTTTTTAAAATCGTTTAACAGCGAATCCTTTAGCGCATTGATTTCAAGTTCACTTTGATCAAGTCTTCTATAAGCATCTTTCAGCGCGCTTTCAATACGGTTCATATCTCCTTCTTTTACCGTTTCTTTTGGCTTCCAATCGGTTTTAAATTGATATTCCACATATTCACGCCCTTTCAAAGTGAATCTCTTGAGTAAGGATAGTATCAGCCGTAATAGGAATAGATACGCTATGGGTAGATAAAGGTAATCCGGCGCTGTTAGTAGCCTGAACCTTAGTAATCTCACTGACAAGCCCAACAGGGACTAAGGATTCTAATATGATTTTGTTTCTTTCTATCCTTTTATCAAAAATCTCAATAGGCACATTGCTGTTTAGCATCACTTTTCCAATTAACCCACTAGTATAGTTCGTTAACAAATTCATTAAATCTTGTTCAATCAATTGATTCCCTCCTTTCATAATGACTGCGCCTTTTTGTACAAACGGTACCTCACCCAATTCCCACGTTGTAGATAGTTTTGTTAAACGTAGCGCCTCGTCAGCTTCTAATAATCCACTGAGTTGTATAACATCTACAAGAGTAATTTTGTGTTGATATACCATATTTGCTGGCTTTATAGCGTTAATCATTTGAACTACTTCTCGGAATATAGCAGCGTCTTTTACGTTGGTTTCAATGGTTAAAAGAAAATCTTCTGGTATATCAGCTTTGGCCTTATCTACACCATAGAGAAAATCTAGTCTGTTCTGTAAAAAACGAATGGTAAATGGTGCTTTTGTTGACTTACGATTAATAAGTCGTTTCCGTCTAAATTCAAGTGATTCAATCGTTAGATCGGGCTGTATATCCAACATTTTTTCTCGCCGAGAAATACCGCGTTCACTGGCAGTCATAATGAATTGGTCATCTAAGAGTTGATTTACCTTCTGTTCTAAATCGTTAATCTCAGGAACCACAGCTTCAGTTAAATAAATAAACTCTTTAATCTCATGAAATATATCTGGTAAATGCTTGAGTAATCTATTCAAGGGTAATCTCCCCTTGCTTTGGTATCTGCTCAGTTGTTAATTCGATATTCCCCTCAGTCTCGTTTAACTTGGTATTCGTTACATCTAGCACACCTTTGACAGATAAAATTCGAGACTCTAGTTGACTAATACGAACGATTATCTTATCTGTATCCTGCCATGTTTTCCGTAAAGAAAGCAGATACTCTGCAACAGCCTGCTCGATATCCGGTCTAACCTGTTCAATTGTTACGTTGGATTCTAACGTAAGCTTTGTATCAACATTGATAAGCACATTGGAGACCCCAGCAATCGTTACCTTATGACCAATCGGTGCTAACCCTATCCCTTGTCCACTATTTTCAACAGGATCAATCGCTGTCTGGATTTCGTCTACCATCATAGTGGAAGGAGAATTGAAATCAGATCCAATGATTACACAACGGACAGTTCCACCGCCTTTCCATGTAGGATAGACTTTAACGCCACCTACACCGGGAATTTCTCGTATTTTCTTTTTATAATCAGCTATATTACCGCCAAATGCTTGTGCTTTCTGAGCCTCAAAATATCGTTTTCGCAAGCTCTCATCGTCTTCCTCATCGTTACCAGGTACAATTACATCCGTTAACTGCGCTGTGGCTAACTCATTAATATAATCTATTGGAAGTAACGCCCCCGAAGCATAGTTCCCTATTGTTCCGGCTGTTTCACATTCCATCACGTATTCACCAGCTACGATCCGTTCTATAGCAACAAAATTCAAGTCATCAATAGAAAATCGAGATTGTATTGGGATGTCTAATAATTGTCCTTCTCTATCTCGAAAAACACCTTTTTTTCGCGCTTTACCAGCAGGGTTAGGCTTGATACCGTCCTCTTCCGTTCTCCGGGATAAAAAAGGGCCTGTTGCTGTATCTGCATAATACAAATTTTCATCAATCTCTTTTCCTGTAAGAATTAATGCTAATTCGGCTGCTACAGGTGATAGATAGTTATAAGCGAAGCTACTTTCACGTTTATCCTCTGTAGGTGGCAACCTATTTAGTAGCCTTTCTAAAATGATTTCATACATCTATCTATCCCCTCTCTTTGTAGTTCTGAAATCGCCAAACTTTGATACAACAGTGAATTCTGTAAATGATGAATCACCGTCAATCTTTGTCTCAAAATCAACTACATCAAGGATTCGATCATCTTGCATAAGAGCTTCCCGAACTCTTCGTTGAATCTCTGAACGAAAAATAACCTCTTCTGCTACACTCATGGATTCAAAGCCATGATCATGTGAGTAGATGAGGTGTTCAAATCGTTCTGTCGATAAGATAATAAATACAGCTTGCTTTAACGCTTCCAGACCGTCTATTTTCTTTGTTACACATTTCTTTGTAAAATCCATTCCATAGGTTAAGCTCGGTTGTTCCACCTCTTCTAACGTAACAGAATCAATCGTAGAGCCTTGTGGTAGAATCATGTAGCCACCACCCGATCTAGTACAACATAGCTGTTTCCGCCTTGAACACGTATAAGCAGAACCGTGTCACCCACTTTAAAAGCACGCCTGATAATTAATTTTTCTGGTAGAGCTACACCTGTGTTTTTATTTTCTGTGCTGATTGGTGTTACATCGGTGTAGGCATGTGTATGGCTTAGATCAACTTCATATAAGGTAAGCCGTTCCGGGATGACTAGAAATTCTTCTGTGAGGATAAATCGCTGATCTACATTGATCTCTAAAGGTTTGTCACTGGTGACTGTCCCATAAAAAATAGCGACCTGGTTACTTGCTTCATTAACTCCTAAGACTACTTGTTTAATTGCTTCTAGCATGCTTTTGCACCACCTTTAGATCGACTGTCATTGTGTGTTCTGAACCATCAAATTTATGCGTACATTCGTCCACAAGAAAAGGCTGATTAATCCCTAGTCTCTCGATGGAAACGGGAACAAAACAGCCTGCTCTTACCCGAATATCACCAATAGCAGTAAGCGATAATCTCTGTGTCTCTTTGTTTTTTACAGCAATCAATGTATCAAGTAGTTGCTTGATTTGTGCTTTCGTCATGCCCTCGTCTACTTTTTCAAACAACTGCAAACGCCCCCATTTAGCGATATTCGCTGAGTCTTGGGCAATGTATACGTCTCGTTTCTTTGTTTTCTTATTGTCCTGTACAATCTTTACTCTGTTGTATGTGTCTGAATCAATGTTCCGATCTATTGTATAATCGGTCATTAAGCTATCATCGCCTAGATAAAAATCAAGCAGCATCTTAGTGGAGTCTTTTAAGACCAGCTTGCCAAAATCATCATAGAAAACAAGGTTTCTTCCGTTGGCAACAATAGATAAATCTAATGCTTTCCAAATGATATCTAATAGCTTTTGATTATCCTCAATCATAGTAGGTATCTTGTAACCACTGTTTTCAAGCTCCCCTACTTTTAGGCCTACATCTTCTGTAATCTGCTTAATAATTTCTGTGGCTGTTTTCTTTGCAAATACATAGGTATCATTCGTTAGCAAATACCTGAGCTGATCATAAGCAGTTACCTTAACATCCTCATCCATTCCACCAATGACAGAGAAAACATATCCATAAAAGACGTTTTTCCCATCTTTCATAAAACGTACAATATCGCCATTCTGTACAGTAAATGACGTTTTATCCTGATAGATACCTCGATCGACAAAAGAAAAAGACAAGCTAGAGGGTTTCCCGATTCTACTTGTCTTCCATGTGATTTCAGTTGTAATGTCCGTTATGTCCCAAACATTTCCCTTCTTGTTATCAATTAATATCTCCAATCGGTACTCCCCTCCTATTTAGGCATTTTAAGCACTGTACCCACCTTTAATTTCTTTACCTGCGCATCGGTTAACCCGTTTAATTTTTGAATTTCCTTGTATCTAGCGCCATTACCATATGCCTTCTTTGCAATAGACCACAAATCATCACCAGCGACTATTTTGTGTGTCTTAGGTGGCTGTCGATCAGAAGGGCGTGGAGCAGATTTCTTTTGTACAACTTTCTTTTTAGGGTCTGCTGGATCGCTTAATACCTTTGCTTGCTTGGCTCCATAGAACAGATACTTTTTTAATGTGATGCTAAATTCTATGTCTCCACCTGTGCCAGCTACCTCTTTCCAATCAAATGATTCGATTGAAACGGCCTCGTTAATATCGAAGCTTTCACCTGTATAAATAAATCGGACTGGTTTTTTCGTTTTGCTCCACGTCTCAATGTACTTTACATATTGTGCTGGAGATAACAAATTATCTGGATAGACAACCCACGGGTAGGCTTGATTCGGAAACTCGCTGCTAAATTTATAAACGGTGAGCTTAGGGTCTTTAATCACGTTAATTTCACCTAATCCCACCGTTGTATAGGTCTTGCTGTTATTACCATCACTAATCTCTATGCTCTCAGGAAGAACGGGGAAAGCAATTACTTCTGCCCGATTGTTGAAGCTAAGGCTCATCAATTCTTTAGGCATGGTTATATACTCCTTTCGCTGAGTTAGCTACATCCGTTTGTAGTTTCTTAGTAATCTCAGCGACAACCGTATCAATGTCAGCACCTTTGTTGATGTCTCCTGTTTGAACCTGTACGGTAGGTGTCAGAGTAACGAAATTCTGGATATTCTTCATCTCAGCTAATTCACGCATCATTTTCAGGTCTTCATTAGAGATATCTACTTTATTCTTGATCTTTCCTACTTCATCAACTCTATTAATCTTGTTTATTGCTCCGTTAACGTTTGGATTAAATGGATGAGTTGCTTGCGCTGTAAGGTTGTAACCTTTGTAGTACCCATCTCCAAATGACGAACTTAGAGTGTTGCTTACCATTCGATACTTAGAGAGGTCGATTACATCACGACTGGTAGTAGGTTTCTCAATTCTATCCATCATTTCCCTAATACTATCGCTTACCGCATGAATGTTACCCTCATCAAATAATTTGGCTCCAGTAAAGTCCGTTCCAAACATTTCATTCATCTTTTCAACAAGCCAATTAAATCCTTCTAATGTCTTGTTAATAGCTTTTAAAATAGCTTTCATGAAGTTACCAGCGAAGTCTTCTGCTGAACGTGACATGTTGTACATGTACGTGTTGAAGACAATGGCTAGATCATAGAATAGCTTCTGAACAGCATAAACCGGATCAATAAATACATTCACAAAGAACTCTGCAAAGCTCAAAATAACATTCCACAATAGCCCGACATGATTATGAATAAAAGTAAACAGCGAGTAAAACAATCCCATTGTGAAACCTATGATTTCTTCTGTCGTTACCCCGTAATGTCTAAGTGCAATAACTAGAGATCCTATAAGAACTGCGACTACTAATATAGGCCAGTATGCTACTGCCCATCTTGCTATAGCTTGATTTATAGGGACTAGCATAGCCCATAATTGTTTTGTCAGAAATGGTATAGCAGACATGCTTAGTATTCCTACGAAATATAAAATTTGTGGCCAGTATTGCACAAAAATATCCCAGGTCCTCATCGCTCCGTTCGCTATAAAAGAAAGAAACCAAGCAAATCCAGCTAACCCTTTATTGAAGAATGTAAAGAATCCCTGAAATTTCTCCTGCTCAAAAGCTGAGTTTAAAGTATTAATCAAGGGGACGATGGCTTGGACAGCTCCCTCGCCTGCATCTGCAAACATGGACTTGGTTCTATTTAAGAGAATCTCCCATTTCTTCACGGGTGAATCTAGCATCCTCTCAAAAGATTCTTTGCCCATATGTTGAAACTCTAATAACTTGTTAAACTGCTTGATAAATTCATCAAGGTTGCCAGACTTTCCTAATTTATCAATCTTGAATTGCCTAATTAAATCCTTTGACATATTAAATCGTTCAGACAAACTAACGATATCGCCACTCAAAGCCTCTTTTAACGAGAAGAATGCCCCTTGAATACCCTGCCCTGAAGTATCAAAAGCGCTCAATTGTTTGGCTAGCATATTCAATTGTTTTAACTGACCAATGTCACTTGTCACAGATAAATTCCCTAAGGTTCCGTTCAAATACTCCGAAATATCGGCCCCAACCCTAACTGCTTCTTTTTTAAACTGTTCAAACATTGATGTTCCTAGTTCAACATTTTTGGTTCGAGCAATAAGCATATCTCTTAGTTTTAATTGTTCCATCGCTCCGCCAATAGCAGCGCTACCTAAATTCCTAATTGTTTCGATACCCGCGTAAGCAAGAACAAATCCTTTAATGGAATCCAGTAGTGAATTAGCAGATTGAGTACCAGTATCTAATAGCTTATTAAAATTCTCTTGTTGCTTTCTCGCTCCTTCCAAAGCACTTTGTATGCCAGTCTCAACGCTTGCTATTTGCCTTCTTGCTGTTTCTAGACTTTTTCCTATATTTCCATTTCTCTCCGCTGTTGACCGCATCTTTTCCATCGTGGAAATAGTAATGTTTAAAGCCTGTGTAATATGCCTTAATGGATCAGAAAACGAATCATATAGTTTTAAGGTTGATGATATGGTAGCCAAGTAATCACCCTCTCTTTCATAAGTGCATAAGAAAAAGCGCCCTAAATAGGACGCTCACAGTTGTATTACTCCATTATTGGTATTCATTTTTCTAATTTGTTTCGTTAAATCTTTTGCTAATTTGTCAGCGATTTGGTATAAAATCATATCAAAAATAAGAACTTTCGTTTCGTTGCTATCTGCTGTAGTGTAGTTAATTACAAGATAATTTCCTTTTTTATGTTTGTCACCAACCCCTGAAACACCACCTACTATTGCACCAAGTGGCCCAATCAACACTCCACCTACAATTCCACGTGCTATCGCTGATTTACTTTCTTTTAATATATCCGTTTTTCTCAGATATTGAGCTGCTATTATTCGCTCAATAGGCAGTTCAACCACTAAATCCTTAGACTTAATTGCTACTTTTTCGTCCATTAAGAAAATATCAACTTTTTCTCTTGGTTGGAGCTGAGAAATACCATATTCATGAAAACAATTAGCGCTTTCATATGCTCCTATAGCTTTCTCACGTGCTAATTTTTTCTTTTTGGATCTAATTCCAAAAAAGGCTATCAGTGTTATAAGAAGTATAACGACAATACTAAATAAAACTTCCTGCAAACTCGGCACCTCCTAAAATATTCATTTACCACATGGTACCAAATTTACAGGTAGGATTATAAGAGTTATTTTTGCGCATCTTTCCTAGCTTTCTTCTCAGCTTCGAGTCTAATATCTATAAATTGATAGATACACGCTCTATCTTTTAGACTCATTTCCATCAGATCTCTAGGAAGTATATTTAGTTCGTGGAGGGCATAGTATGCATAACTAGCGTCAGCATCGCCCTCCTCTATTAGTTTTTTACTTCTTCTTTTAATTCGTTGATGTCTTTATTAAAACCGTTGATCTCCGAAACTACCGCAATAAGATCAGCATATTCACCATCTATCATTTTTGTTTTCATCGCTGATAACAATTGATCAGCCCCTATAACCTTCCAATTATCCTGTAACTCCTTATTCTTAAAATCAGGATTAACGGTAGTCTCAACAATCATTTTAGCCATATAGGTGTCTTCGTTAATATCAACTTCTTTCTTTCCTTTGTGGCGTGTAACTTTACGGCAATTTTTACGAATTTCATCGCCTTGGGCTGCGCTTAGAGGCTTGAATTGCATTTTTCTTTCTTTACCTCCGATTCTCACCATACGCTCAACTACCTCTGCATCCTCAAACTCTTCCATAAAGAAATCTTGAAAACTCATATTGTATATCCCCTTTCAAATTGTTTGTTTTTGTTTTATCTGCACCGCATATTAATCATGAGGCTTACATAAACATCACCCCTTTCAATAGAAAAGACACACCCCATATGAGTGTGTCTTCAAATATTATTATTGATGGAAAATGGTTACTGGACTAATTTCTCTGCTTATTCCTAAACCATCTTTAAAACCTGACCGATATGCTACCTCTTCTCCTGAAGATCGCATCATAATAACTGATTCATATAAATCCTCTAGCAATTTTCGTTCTTCTGGTAACAGCCGTTCTAATTTAATCATAATCCTATCAAACTCGTTTTGACCTTGAATGACTCCCTTTGACTCATCTGTAATAAAATAAACTTCATCAACACGTTTTTGTATCGCTGGTTCCAACCATTGCATGAGCGTACTCATTGTTCTTTCCCCCTGATTTAGGGGCAACACCGTGTAAATTCTTGCTGTCTGTGGTATACTGTTATGTAAGGGTATTGCCCGGATTGTTTATGAGTTCATCTTCTACTGGTCCCGCCAAGAACTGAGAAGGTGAGCTTTTTATTTTGTTCTTTTATCCCGTAACTACAAAACTTTTTTGTGGTAACCATGTAGAATTTCACCTTTAAATTTATTTATAAAGTAGACTTGTCCTTTTCCAGTAACCTTGGGCGTATACTTCGTTTTCATTTCTCCGTTAGAACCTGTGTGAACATGTGTTTTCAATTCAAGCAACCCTAATTCTAGACTTCTTTGAGTAGGTTTGTTATACATGTCCCCTTTTTTCTTACATATATAACCGTTGTCTCTTAGCCAATTGAACAAACGGTTCTGACCAATATTAATTCCCTTCTGCTTAAGTAGAGTGGCTAAATCTTTAACAAGAATTGAATTTGTCGAAACTTCCACTGCCTCAGCAAATACCACTTTATGTCTTTGGGATTCAATCAATTTTTCTGCATCCATCCTTGCTTGCTGTTCTTCTTTCAGCTTAGTAGCAAGTCCGATTATGAAATCTGGATCACTTAAAGTTTTCTCGATTGTCTCTGGTGTCATATAAGCGCCATGTTTACGAATTGAAGGGATAACCTCATGAGTAATCCATCGTTTAAAGGCTTTAGCTTCAGGTTTACGACTACCCAAAATAAGTGAGTACAGACCGGGTTCGTTAATGATATTCGTCATTTGTTTTCGCCACATTGAATCAATGACCTCAATTGAACTGACCTCATCTGCATCAAGGCGTTTTATACTTTCGGACAAATTAACTAGTCCTAAAACATCAGATACATCCTTTGCCACAAACCAAGGTTCACCATCTTTTACAACCACACGAACTTGCTGATTCTGATAATTAAAAATGTTTTGTAGCTGATTCATCTCATTACCTCCTTGAGTTCAATTCCGTTTTGTATTAAGATAAATCCAAATTGGGTTAGATTGCATTTTCTAAAAAATCTTCAATGTGATCAACTTGTAGGATGGTTTTAATTTTAAAGGCTGTTTCTAAAGACATTCTACGAATCCCCTGTTCATACTTTCTGTAACCGTGAACAGACATTCCTAATTTTAGAGCCATATCGTTTTGGCTTAGACCTTTTTTCTTACGATAATATTGAAGCTTGTACATTTTAATACCCATTTTGTCACCCCCTTATTACGTTATGGGTTAATTATATTTCCATTTTGGGTTAGTGTCAATTGTAATGGAGGTTTTTTATGGATATTTTTTCTGCACGAATAAAATGGCTTAGACAAAATAAAGGATTTACTCAAGCTCAAATTGCTGATTTTATAGGCATGTCAACACCGGGATATACAAAAATCGAGCAAGGTCAACGGGAGCCTAACTTAGAAACTCTAACAAGATTTCCGATTATTTTAGAGGAAAGTTTAGATTTTATGTTAGGAATAACTGATTTTGATAACAAAGCCCTTCAATTTTTGTTGTATTTTAAATCAGTAGAAGAACGATTATGGGGTTTGCAATTTGAAATTGATCATTCTCTTAGGGTTTTGAATAATGAATTTCCAAACATACCAAAAGAGACGGTGCAAGAATATATTACTGGTCCTTCCCTTGAATTGGTTAAATTAAAACCTGAATATGACCGATCATTAAATCAACTTATATCTTATTACAAAACAATCCCTCTAATAAAAATAACAGAGGAACAAGACATGATAGAGTACTTTAAAAATATCTCAGAAGCCGATACTTATACTGCTATTAAGGTAAAAAACACCTCAAATTAAAGGATTTTTTGTCATTTCTATACCTTTCGCTATTCTTGGCGAAAGGTTTCTCTTTCAAAGAATCCATACTAAAAAGACGCCTCTAAAATTTTAGGGCGTCCTTCTGTAATATTATGTTATAATCTTCCATGTACATAGGCTCGGCTCTCTCAATGGCGATCTTGGCTCATCCCCAATGAAAGGGGGTGATGCCCATGTCAGTATTCGAAACCCTGATGATAATGTTTGCTTTTGGAACATTTATCATTAGTTTAATCGGACTGATTGTCAAATTGACAAAAAAGTAAGATCGCCATTGAGCCCGGAAAAGCTTGACGATCTTACTCCCATGATTTGAGCCAATCCCATTGAGGGGATGGTCTACTGTACAAACCGTAGGATGCTCTAACATCCTGCGGTCTTTTTTAGTTTACGCCAGAGCATAAACTATTCATTCCGTTTTTGGTAAAAAATAATTTACATATTTACATTTATACATCCAATATTACCATATAATATTATCAGAAAATAGTATTCTCAATACAATTTTTCCTGTTTCTAATACAACTTTTTACCCTAAAGTTGGTTTTATGAAGCTATAGAATATTTCTTTAATTTATACAGGACTAATTTCACCACTGTTGAATTGTAAATACTGGAAGAGTTCGACTACTGACGAAATTCATCTTCCTATGTCGAAATACAAAGGGGTGATACTAATGAAATTTGAACTAACTTGCGAATCGTGCAAAGAAACAATGTCCATTAGCTTCAAAAACATTAAGGAAAGAGAACATCTAGAATGTTTCAATTGCCGAAATGCGATACCCGAAGATTTACTATCTCCACTCCAAAAAGTCGCTTTCTTTTATATTAAAGCATTAGATGCATCAGCAACGACAGAAGATTGGGGCGAAACAAAAATTCTTTGGTCTTTTAAGGTTTCTGAATAGATAACCAGTCAATTTGGTCGCTCAACATTTTTATTGCAAGTTTAAAATGCTCGAGCGACCAATCTTCCTTTAATGCCAATGTAGCTATTTTATTTGAAATGAGATGGGCTTCTTTAAAATCATTTTGAACTACAATTAACTTTCGCATATGTCATTCCTTCCCCCTAACCTAAAGTTGGTCTAGAGAAACTATCCAAGATGTCAGCATCTTGCCAAGTGAAGCTAATTTCCTCTTCCATGTCCTCACTGTCTATGTCTAAAAGAGCCATTGTAATACCATCAAGGTTAATTCCTTTAATGACAACAGTTTGCTTTCCAACACTAGATGTCGGGTCTTCATTCGTGATCTGAACATCAAAGTAAATGTCTTTACCTGTCTTCATGTAATCAAGCATAAGTTGGCGGAACAGAGTTGTCACATAATAGATAGTCATGCTACCAGTACCTTTCCATCCCATTGCTTTATGCTGTGTACCACGTCTGTTTAGTGTCTTTCCTTCTTTTTTGTTCTTTTCTACCTTTGCCTCGAACTTTTTAAGCCAAAACATTTCCTCTACACGACCGTTAATCGTGGCGTAGGCACGTCCTTCCTGACCATTTATCGTGTCTTCATATTTTAAAAAAGCCATTTATCGCACCACCGCCTTTAAGTAGTTTTTCTCCATGGCATCGACAGGTTGGATATACCCCTCAGTTAGCAATGAATCACTATCATTACCTGGAGAAACAATAATGTCCTTTTGAGCATCAAAGTTCTGAATAGCTCCCATTGCTTGATACTCCTCTACTATCTTGATGCATTCTTTCTTGTAAAGATTGCGTCCATCATCGTTGTTATTGATCTTCCCTAAGTAATCACTATCAAAAGCACGTTTCCAATCCTTTACAACGCCATTTATAGTTCGTACAACACGATTTTTACTGAAATGTTTACGTTTATCCGGGCTAAAGCTAGTAAACGTATTGATATCCTGTTCTACGACCACTTTGCCGTTGTGCTGTTCAAATAAAAATTCTCCGTTTAGGAGAGCTTTCGTAATTTGTGAATCGTTTAGACGTCCATGTACGGCTACAGCATCATCATAGGCAGTATGCGTAAGAGATTGGTTAGCGTTAGCGCCTGCTGTTGCCCCAGCCACCCAAGCCGTTGCTTTTACTGCATCAATAACAGTGCTGTTTGACAATATAACTCCATTAGAAACACTAATAACCGTCGGATCGTCAGCCAATGCATAGTTAGGTACCACGATTTGAATAAATCTGTTTTGTTGATTTGCTAAACGCTTGGCAAAGGCAACATAGACTGATTTAATTGTTGGATCATCATAAGGAACAGCCATTGCGTCAAAGTCGTGCAGCTCAATAGCTTCTCGGTAGGCCGTGTGATTTACCCCTGTTTCTGTTCCATCGTTACCGCCTGTTAATGGGATACCAGCGCTTGCGACAAGGGCGCCTGTACCAGAGAATGCTACAAATTTATTAGCTTTCAAGTCCTCAATTTTCTTAGCAAGCTGATTATCTACGATAGATCCAGCTACAAGAGTTTTTACAACGAAAGTTGTCTCATCATCAATATTTTGCTCTACTACCACTGTGATGTCATTACCTCTTACACCACCATATAGAGCTGTAACCGTTAAGTTATCACTTGTAGCCTGTGCCTTTGCCCCTGTGTTAAGTCGGTACAATAGCAAGGTTTTAGCTCGCTTTAGCGCTTCCTGAACTAAAAGCACCTGAGGCTCAGAAATATCGTAACCTAGCTTGTCTAGCGTGTTCTCTCCTGCCTGTATCTCCATAACTTCACCAGATGGCCCCCAACTCAATGAAAGGGCCATTGTAACTGTTCCGCGCTCGCTAATAGCACCTTGTGGTTTTGCCTCGCTGACAACATTAACGTACGTACCAGGACGCACTTTGTTCTGAGCTGTCCAATTTTGCATCATATCAACCAAACTCCTTTCTCGAAAAATCTAAGAGAATGTTGTCTACTTCTTCTCTCGTATAGGTGTTTTCTTTGTCTAATAGAGCAGAAATGATATCTTTTTGAACCTCTGTATACCGATCAGAACCGATGAACTGTTCTTTCTTAAACCGTGGTGCTTCGCTATTTTTCTTGCTCATACTTTAACCCCCTTTCAATCCAGTTCCTTTGCATTTTAGGAACCGTAGGTTTGGGCCTAACAACATGAAAGTTATAATCAACAAAAAAATGCAACACATCATCTACAATCGTGTGTCGCATCTTAATCCCGCGAATGAGTTGGCCTTTTAGATCAATCAATTCCAATACCTCTATCAGCTTCTCAGCGACCTTGTATCGCTCTTCATTAGATGAAGTAAAGTAATGGATATCAAATGGATGAAAACGCTTGTAGCGCCTGTCTAGCTCCTTATCTTGACTACCTTCTAACATAAGCACAAAAAAACAAGGCTCCTTAAAACCTTGTGGCAGTTGTTCTCCATATACTTTAGCTGTTGGATACGCTTTTTTGATTGCTGACATAACAGCGTTGCGGACATCATTAATCGTTATTTCAATTGAAATCACCTCTTCTAGCTGGGCGCCCATTCATGATGTCGTTAAGTAACTCAGCTTGGCGTTTTTCAAGATAACGTGGCAACTCTTTTTCAATCTCTTTCATGGAAATTGTCATCATGAATCGACCTTCTACCCATCCGCCTTTCTGACCAACTTGCATTCCAGTCTTGGCTGCTGGATCATACACAAATTGGTTGCCTTCCCATCTACCAGGAACCCAGTGTGAGCGAAAACCGTATTCTACGAATGATGCATAATCAAGATTAGAAAAGATTTCAACCATATAATTGTTGCCGTGCTTTTCAACCTTTCCTACTCTCCAACTCTTTTTCAAATCACCAGTAGGCCCAACTAATGTACGTTTTTTTATTTTCCGTTCAGCTCTATACGCCATTTCAAGTATAAAGTCTCGTATGAATCGCTCTACTACACGTTCATCATTCGCTGTTTGAAAAGCCTTTGCCAAACGTTCGAAACCACCCATATCAAAGCTTCCTGCCATTACGCTTTCTCCTTACGTTGAATACTAATTTCTTGATGCGTTGGATAAAGGAATGGCTCACCTGCCGTATAAGTTCGTGTTGCCCCTCTGCCTGTGACTTTTATCTCATCACCTTGCAAAATTACAATGTCTGGTGAGATAAAGAGTTTCGTTTCATAAACAACCTGATTTACTGTGGCTGTTTGTCCATTTGTTCCAAGAGCTTTCTGAGAGAGTCGGCAAGGCTGATCCTCATAAATGATAGTCGGTTCGGTTTCGACTTTTGTCTCACCCCAAGGCGTTTCGGTTTCAGTTATCCGTTTAACAGTAGCTTTGTCCTCATACATACGTTCTAACGCCATTCGATGCTTTGCATAGTTCATTACCACACCAACTTTCGATATCGGTTCAAATCCACTCGATAGTTTAAAACTATTGAATCAATTACACCCTTTGATGTACTCGTTACTCCCTCGCTTTTACCGGGAGAGCTTGAAGTATCGCCGATTTTGATTGACTCGCTAGTAGCAGTTGCGGCGGCCACTTCACCAACTGTTGCTTGTTCAACCCTCAATGCATCAATGACCATAGAAGCCCATGTAAAATGTAATGCTGTTGGAATGTCTGAGATACCACAATAGTGCATAATGCGATTCCCTATCTCATTGATATATGTTTCGATTAATGGTTGTATCGTGTCATCAGAAAGCCTAAGTCTCGCCTTTACAATCGGCCATATCATTATTCTTCCTCCTTTCTGATAACACCGTCTGCTATTAAACCTTCTCGATCTTCTTCTTGGATTTCAGACACTTCTCTAGCCTTATAACGTTTACCACGATATTTCACGTTCACAGTCCATACAACTGATCCAGAATCCTTTTCCTGACTAGCTTTTTTAGCCATAACTATTCACTCCTTCCAATCAAAATAAGGGAAAATATCCTCCCTTCTTGATTAAGCAACTCTTGAGATGAAAATAGTATCTATGGTTTCGAATGAAGGTAGAACAATCTCACTAACGATAGTTTCTACATTTACTGGGTGAGGCTCTTTAATCGTTGTGATTGCTACACCTGTATTAACAATGGAGACCTGTGCTACTGTGCTTCCAGCCATCAAATCAGATTCTTCCGGTGTGGTACCGTAATAGGTGTTTCCAAGCGTTCCATCTGGGATGAGTGTAAATACATCATCTGGATAAAATAGATTTGTACTACCATCCTGTAGAGCAAACTTTTTATTGTAAACTGCTACATTAATCCCCAACTTAGATTGTAAATACTGCTTCATCATTGCGTCCGTCATGATGATGTTCTGGCCACCCAATGGATTCATATCAAGTCGTACAGGTTTATTCTGCAAGATGTAATTCCATGTTTTTCGTGTACAAATCGCATTTGTTGGGCGGACACCTGTATCATCCTCAACCTTATCCTGCCATGTCTTAATATCACCAACCACATCCGCGTCTGGATTACTCCACTTCGCATCAGCCGTCAACGTTTCTTTGTGATCCTCAGGCATTTTATAGTTGTAGTCATAGTTCAATCGGTTAGCAGTAATGCTAATCTTTCCAGTAGAAAGCAACTGCATGATCATCCGTTCCGGAATAACTTGGGCACCATTAACCAGGTTAGTTACATCATCATAGATCGAATTGATAACTGGCATGATAAGCGCTTCGTTTTGCGAAGCAGCAAGCTTATTTAGTTCCTGGCGATCTTTCTCCCCAATCCGCATTGCTTCACGGAAGAACGGCATTTCCGTATCAATTTTGCTGAATCCGATACGATCACGTAGTGTAGCCTTTGCATCGAATTCAGAAGGCATTAATGCAATTGGTAGTCCTCGTGAACCTTTAATCCAACTCAGATCAAGACCAAGTTGTTTTTTAGGTGGGAACAACGTGGCTCCCAAGTATGGAATCGTGTTAGATGGATTAGCTAGATAGTACGTTGAAATGTTCTTTGCATTTACAAGATCAAAAATATTCATTCAGTAACACCCTTTCTTATTTCAAAAATGTAATTTGTTTAAGCGCAGCAGTTTCTGCAACATCAGGTTGATTTGGAATTTTACTTACATCAATAAATCCATGGATGACCATTGCTCCTGATGCAGGGCCATACGTCACATCAGTGTCATTTAATAGAACACCCTCTGCATCTGACTTATCAGCAGTTGTTTTAGCCTTCTTTGCAACTTTACTTGGATCAGCTAGCACTCCACCGCCCAAAATAGTTCCAGCCGGTACGATTTTCTTTCCCTCAGCATTCGCCATAACTCCCGTATCATCTACTGTTACAGCTAAAGCTACGTAATGATCGGGGAACTTCAAGATTTCTTTTTTATTGCTATAGCTCGTTTCAACATATTTACTCATTTTTTAATTACCTCCATTACTCAAAATAAGATGCTCGTGCTTTATCTAAGCTCTCATTACCCTTAGCAAAATCAGCTAGGCGCTTACCAAAATCATCTGTCTGTCCTTTGTTGTCTCCATTGTTTCTTGTCCCTTCAGCAGGTTGTGCTCCTTTAAACTGAAATCCTTTATCCTGTGGTTTTTCGACAAATAAAAAAGCCTTGCTTTCACGCAACGCCTTAACTTGATCATCAAGACCGCCTTTTAATGTGCCGTCTTCATTGATCTCAATTTTTGATTTATCTAGTAGTCCCGAAATTAGATCAGGGTCATGTGCTTCGCCTGTTAAGGCAAGCTTGATAGCTGTAGACACTTGCATATCTTTGATCTTTGCTTGATATTGCTCATCTTTCGTCTTGTTATCGTTTTGTAGTGTTTCAATTTGCTTTTTTAAGTCCTCATTGTCACCAACACTCTTTTTTAACTCAGTCAATTGCTTATCGCGGTCTTTCAAATCTGTCTCTAGTTGCTTTTTAGCCTCGTTGACCTCATCAAACCTGTGTTTTGGTACATATCCCTTGTACTTTTCTTCAACGCCTCCCATGATCTTAGTAATCTGTTCATCATTAAGACCCATGTTTTTTAACAGTTCTTTCAAATCCATGATATTCATCCTTTCATCTGCGCTTTTTACCCCGGTTGCGTCCGGTGATGTCCTGTTCTTTTACGCCGACAGTACCGAAACGGCTAATTATTCACATATTTCTCTTCCCATTGTGTATAACTCATATCTCCTGGTACGTAGTACGGTTTACCTTCTTGATCTCTACTAAAGCGTTCACCTACGTCAATTTCATCATCAAAGTAAGGAACAACAGTTGTTCGACAGTTCGGATGAAACGGAGGGTATGTAACCCCAACTTCTTGTTCGCTAAGTTTGAACACTTTGCCATCAAGACTCCGGCAGATTCTACTGGTCCGTCCATCTAAAGAGGCTAAAATCTCATATTTTCTAACCACTCCACTTGCCTTATACCCATCTATAGTAGCTTGATGTGTGATGTAGCTACTCTCTGTTCTTACGATCCTTGCTGCATGTGAATAGGAGACGTTCATTCGTTCTGACAATGCTTTTGCTGTCTTATCAGAACTATCTCCGCGAATGAACGATTGAGAAAGCAACGTTTGAACCTCGGATAGCAATTTATCTCGATTACTCCAGATACATTCGCTATAATTGCCATCCTTCCAGTTAATTTGCAAGGTTTTCTCTAGCGATTCTTTATCTATCCTTGCAAAAGAAAAACCCATCCCCGTACCTGTTTGTATCTCAAATAAAGTTCGGTAATAGGTGTTTGTATAATTCCCTTCCAGAAGCTCTCTGGTACATCTCTCTTGCTTCGAAGTTAGTTCCTCGACTGATTGCCTTATCTGAACTAAAAGTGCCTCTAAACGGCTTACACGAGTTTTATAGTAGACGTTATTTAGTTCCTTGGTCCAACGACCATCTAAGTTACCCTTAGCTTTTGCTGTAAACTCTTCTAGCGTCATTTTGAACTCTTTCATTTCGCTACCTGTAAGTAATTTACGGGCATCTGCTAGACTAATCTCATTGTTATTAGCAAAGCGCTGATAGAACACCTCAATGTCTCGCTTAATACTTGCTATAGCTCGGTCATACTCATTTCTAAGTTGCTCGGCATATTTGTCGGCCTCATCAAAAGACAACTGCGCTACCTGTTCACTACGCTTTTGCCAATAACTACGTGGTGGCTGTTTTCGCTTTTTCATTCGTGTTCATCCTTAGGAGCAAAGTCAGCATATGGATCTGATTCAGCCATCATGTTTTCACGCTCTTTCTTTCTCCTTGCTAACTCATCTTGCGCATTAGTTGTCCAAGGATGGTTCGCTACAATGGTTTCATCAGATAAGATGCCCACACTATCCTTTGCATTCGTTATCGCATCCGTTTCGTTGATCAGAATATCTCGGTTGAAAATGAATTCTACTGTTTCACTAGAGAAGTCACCGCCACCAGTATTACTAATGTGCTGATCAATGAACCAACGTAGATGCTCCATAGATGCTTGGAACTCTGTCTCAAGCATGTTGGCATCCATATCCAAGTCAGCATAAAGGAATTTCAATGCGATTCCTGAAGGGTCATTTCCGAAGTTATTAGACTGCGTATCAACACCACGTCCGAACTCATAGATGTCTTTTCTATTCATCTCCATATGAGTTTTAAACGCCTCTGTATCAATCGGCAAGCTAATGGTTTCTACTCCACCATCGCCCGTTACTTTAACAGCACGATAAGCTGCTAGGTTGTATCGAAACTCCCCTAAGTTGGTACCGTCATAGTCCCTTAACACATAAATACTGTTCGGCATATCCTCTAAGTTGTTAGCGTTATCTGATTTACGATAGTCATAGTCATCAATGAGTGATTGAATAAACTTGATTAACGGTATTTCCTCATCGTTATACTTGAAACAGATGAACGGTACTCGCTCCCAATTCAAGCCTAACTCTTTACCTGTTCCACTCATGACAACAAAATGACTACCTTCGTCACCTATTTCTACATCTGGTATGAGTTGTCCATCGTATACATATCGTTTAACACCTTGAGTGTTCCAGTATTCCACTTTCTTGATAAGCTTCTTCTCTTTACCTTCATATGCTTCAACCTCATAGACTCGGATAACAGCATCTAATTCAGTGTGTTCGCTATCCTTCCACATAGGAATGACTTCTTCGCTGGGAATACGCTTGAATGATAGCTTTCCTGCCTCGTTGTAATAGACCTGGAGCCACGCTTTTCCCTTATTGATAGATTCCTTACCTACGTTTTTGAGAGTACGTAAAAAAGCCTTACCAATGTATTCCCCTAGCACGGCTTGGTATCTGTTATTATTCGTTTGTACGCTCATTGGTTTAGAAAGCAGATAGCCAACCTTTTGATCTGCTAGCTTCCTTGCAAAATTGTGTACAAGCTTATTGTTAGCTAGGTTCTTATCTTCTACCTTACCACCATCACCAATCACTTCTCGTTTCCTGTTTAAAATCTCACTGTCACCGCGATAGTATCTATCACCCTTGATCATAAGCTCACGTACTTCTGATGCTTCCCATTCGTCAACTTCACGTTGGATAAACTCTTCTAATGTCATGCCTGACTTAGCTCCATCGGCAATTATTTTGTTAATCCGATCCGTTTCGGTAAAAATCATATGACCTCCTTTATTTTGTAGGATTTCCCAATCTTAATATCGAAAATGTAAAAACAACATTCTGAAAGGGGTTTTAAATTATGCTTAAGAGATATGCTCCCAATAATGCACCACGATCAACGATAACTTATAAAGAGCCAAATCAATGCTGGTACTGCCATAATTTCATTGATCCAACAATAATTTATAGTCACGTATTCGACAATATGATTGCACCAGGTAAAAGTCATAAATTAAAAGGTGCGGCATCGTTACTACAGTGTCCCTCGTGTTCTTTAATATTTTTAGGTGTATATGAACTTAAGGAAACAGGCATGCCCCAAAATTTTAACGGAGCCTTAATCTACTCAGCCCCTAAACTACAACCAAAAATAAATTTTCCGGAAACGATAAATGACATATCTCCAAATTTTATTGAAATTTATAAGCAGTCACTTCAAGCTGAAAAAGATAACTTGAATCAAATTGCAGGAATGGGCTATCGAAAAGCTCTTGAGTTTTTAATAAAAGATTATCTCACATATAAACATCCTGATAAGGAAGAGAAAATTAAAAAACAGACTTTGTCGGAATGTATTAAAACTCACATTGAAGATAAATATCTCAACAGTGCATTGCTAGCTGCCGTGTGGATTGGAAATGATGAGACACACTACATAAAAAAGCACACTGACAAAGATGTAAATAATATTAAAGCCTTTATTGAGGCTTCTGTTTACTTTATTTCTTCTGAAATTAGTGCTGTAGAAGCAATGAAGTTTATTGAAAGCTAATTACTTAGGATTTGTTAAATTAATTCTCAAACTCATAATTTAATCTTTAAAGTTTGTTTCAAGCTCTTTTAATTATCATTTCACATGTTACAAAAGAGCTTGAAATCCCTCAAAATCTTGTAATGCGCCATAGTAGCTTATCTTGTGAGGTTGAATATAATTCCACTTTAACTTGTTAATTTATTATTCAAAAAGATACTCCTGACTTTTTCATATCATCTTCAAATGCATAGCGTGTAGCGTCTATGGTGTGATTATCCTTATCATCTAAGCGAGCTTTAGGATTACCATCTGAGTCTGTTTGATAGTCGATATTCTCAAATTCTCTAGCAAGATTAGGAGTGCGTACAGCATCAATAACGATCTCTTCTAAGTCATCCAACCATTTCTCGCCATATTCGACGGAACCCGGCCCCTTCTTAGCTCCTTTGATACGCAGATGATAATCACGTTTCATTTCATCTATTGATTTAGGCTCTGCGCTATCAGCAATACTCATAGCAGTACCATAGCCCTTTGCTTTGATTTTTTCGGCTGCGTCTCTGTTGGAGAGCTTAACGCCGTACACCTCATCCAGCGCATATATCTTGCGTCTCGTTTTGTCATAATGCCAACGAACGAAAGCGAACGGATCAACACCATAGCCCCAGTCGATCCCTTGACGTATATTGTCAAACATTTTGATCTCTTCATCTGTGATTCGTCTGAAATTCAAATTATCAAACGGCACAACACCACTCCCTATCGCTTTGCCTAGATACTCCCATTCATATTTCTGTAGGTTCTTTTCTTTTACTCCCTCAGCTTCAGCTATGAATACTTTAGAGATATAAGGATTCTGTACATAACTACTATGATGTACATAAGTGTTACTTGCTTGGAACTGTGTCTCATACTTCTTATTCACCCATGATTGCTTACGCTTTGGTGGGTTGTATGAGTAGAAGAACGCATAAAAAAGACCATCTGGTAGTTCAGCACGTAATACGGAATTTTCGATGGTTGTTACTTCGTCTTCTGTTTTGAACTCAGCAAGCTCCTCAATCCATAGGAAAGCTAATGGGAACTTACTCATCTTGATAGATTTGATCTTAGCTGGATCATCTGCACCGCGAAATATAATCTTGTTGCCTCTTGGTCTGTAAATCAACTGCATAGGGCTTTTTTGAACCTTCCAGTAAGCCCCTACACCAAGTATCTCTATAGCTTCTTTTAGTTGCTCAAAGACAGATTCACCAAGCGTATTGGCCACTTTACGAACACACAGGGTAGTTACTGGATACTTCATCATGTAGATAATCAACAGAATGGCTATGTGAGTTGACTTAGCAGAACCACGACCGCCCTTTAAAACGTGCTTAAGGTATCTTCGAGAGTTAGCTGCCTTCCAGAAGCTTTGGAAATGTGGTGTCACGATCTCGGATAATTTAACTTTCTTCATCGTCAACACCTATATCATCTATGATGGTTACAGCTAAATCTCCATCCAGGTTAACCTTTTCTACCCATAAGCCATATCGTTTACCAATTAACTCAGCAGCCTTAATTCGATCTTTTCCTTGTAGCTCGTTTTTAGCAAGCATTTGTTCGCCCATGCCAAGACCTAAGGGGATTTTCTCGGTGATTTTACCTCTCATGACATTGGTCAGAAACTCTAGCACTTCGTCTTGTGAAGCGATTCGTTCAGCGTCCTTAACTGCCATCCTCTCATCTATATAAGCCTTAATGTGAGGTTTTGTGAGGTTTTCGTATCCTACTTCCTTAGCTGTCTTATCGCTATACCCTGCCTTCCTAGCCGCCTCTGTCGCATTACCTGTCTGGATATAATAATCTGCAAAGGCTTGTTGTTTCGGTGTTAATTTCATTTACATCACCACCACCACCTGATTAGATTTAGGGAGATTATCTAATAAGACTTGTTTCCAAATACCGTAAGAGACTTGGTAATTTCATCATTTATCTGTTCCATCACTTTGTTAGAAACTGCATCTACACATTGAGCAGTCGTTATATTGAGAGTCGGTGATACTGTTACGGTATTCCTTTTGCTCGTACATTTATTTAACTTCTCAAGCGCTGTCACAACATCTTCAATTGCTTTTGTAAGCTCCTTTAACTCCTCAATTCCATTAACTTTAACTGTGACTGAAGTAGATGCCACGTTAATCACCCTTTCTACGCATACCATTTACCTGCTTTTTCAAACACTTCAACACCTGTTCCATAGCCAAGAGAACGGAGTAGATCACACATCAGTTCATCTGCTTTTTGATGTGCAATTTCCTCATCGTAGTTACCTTTAGGAAATATCTCTTTCATGTGCTTTTCAAATTCATCTGGAGTCAT